CGTATTTCAGGCGGTAATGCCGGTAAGTTGGAACTTTCTGACTTTGCGTATGCTCGTTATACCTTGAAGAAAGCCAATGTTCCTGATCGTGGAATGGTTGCAATTGTTGATCCATCTGTTGAATATCAAATTAACACACTGACGAACCTTGTCAACGTGTCTAATAACCCAATGTGGGAAGGTATTGTTCGTGATGGTGTAGCAACAGGTATGCGTTTCGTAGCTAACGTCTACGGCTTTGACGTGTATACATCTAACTACTTAAAGTCAACAGTAGCAGATAACCTGTTGAAAGAAAAGGACGGTTCAACTACTAATGACTTTTCCTCAAGCAATGGTGTAGCTAACTTGTTCTTCTCCTCAGATGCAGGTGCTAACCCATTCGTGGGTGCATGGCGTCAAATGCCAGAGGTAGACTACGAGTACAACAAAGACTACCAACGCCACGAGTATGTAACTACCGCTCGTTATGGTGTTAAGAAGTATCGTCCAGAAGGTATTGTTACTATCGTAACTGACCCTGACGTATAATAAAATTAAGGGTGGCTCCTTCGGGGGCCATCTTTTCTCTTGACAACACTTATATTTATATGTATAATACTTAAAACACTGGCAGAGGTTTCTAATGGCTAACGTAGAACATAGTGCACTTACAGATCCTAACTTACATGAACCTAAAGGATTAACAGGTACTTCCCACAGTGGTCGGGTATATGTGTCTAATGGTAGTGCTTCAGGGGCTTGGACAGCTAGACAAGATTTAATTACCGTTCACATTCATGATATTTCAACAGCAACAGATATTTATGTTCCTATTATAAATGCAGGTACAGTTGTTAAACTTCAGACAGTAACTTCTGGTACAATAGCTGGATCAGATTTAGATATAACAGCTTATAACTCCTCTAGTGCTTCAATGGGAGAATTAACGGTTCAGTCAGAATCTGCTGCGGGGGTTGTAGACGTTTTGTCACCTAGTTCAAACAACACAGTAACGGCAGGGAGTTACATTAGGCTTAATAGCAACGGTGGCCCTACAAGCCACGTTGATGTAATGCTTCTTATAGCCGTGGATCGTACATCATGAAGACAACTCTTTTACAAATTGTACAATCTATTTTGTCAGACATGGATTCTGAAGATGTCAATAGCATTTCAGATACCGTTGAGGCTCAACAGATTGGGTCAGTAGTAGAGGATACCTACTACAATATTATTGCTGCCCGTGAGATACCTGAGCACAATAAACTGATGACATTGACAGCTATGGCTGACTCAGCTAAACCCACTCACTTCAAGTACCCTACTAACACAAAGCACATTGATAGAGTAGAGTATAACGTAGGAACTGTGGCTAAGAAAGACTTTGCTGAAGTTGCCTTTGTTGATCCAGTTTATTTCTTAGACAACATGGATGAGTCAGGTTTACTCGTAGAGACTTATGATGGTAACTTAGACATCTTTGTCGGAACAACCACAGCCCCTAGCTATTACACATCATTCGATGATGAGTATGTCATTATGAACTCTTACGATAGTGCTGTGGATACAACTCTACAGTCATCTAAAATAAGAGCCTTTGGTTCTGTGTACCCTACGTTTAGTCAGACAGATTCTTTTGCACCTGACCTAGACAACACATTGATGCCCTTGCTTTTAGCTGAAGCTAAGTCAACTTGTTTCTCACTGTTCAAAGGGGGTTCAGACCCTAAGGTTGAACAGGCTGCTCGTCGTTTAAAGTCTTACGTTATGAATGACCAGTATAAAACTAAACGTCCTAACATTAGGAATTACTACGGAAGACATTAATGATCGAGTACGAACACGATACAGAAAACCAATACTGTTTGTGTAAATCAGATAAGTTACTAGCTGAAGTATACATTGAAAAAGAAGTTGGTGGTTATAGGTTTTTTACTATTCGTTATCAACGTGGGTCAGTTCCTAAAGAACTATCAGGTAGATACACGAACATACCAGCAGCACAGAATGCCCTAGAACGGTACTTGCGGAACAAACCTGTTTCTAAAACTAAACGGGTAAGAGAGTACGCAGACCAAAGAGAGATGGAACGAAATGCCGCAAAGTCTAAATCAAAAGGCAGTTAATAACTTTATTAAAGGTTTGATCACTGAAGCTGGTGAGATGACTTTTCCTGAAGGTGCCTCTACAGATGAGTTGAACTGTGATTTACGGCGTGATGGTACTCGTAGGCGTAGACTAGGCGTTAAGCTAGAGGATAGCCACGTTTTAGAACCTGCTACCCAAGCTGCTTTAAATGGCACTAAACCTTTGTCTAGCTTTACTTGGAAGAATGTTGCAGGTAATCCTGACATAGAATACCTTGCAGTTCACAACGGACAATTTGTTATTTTTTACGATCAAAGTGCACCTCCTTATTCTGGAAAGTACTTAGGGTTTGTTGATTTAGCTGATGTTGATACTAGCCCAGCCTATACGGGTATGGACAAGCAAGCAAACGCACTTTCATTTTCTTCTATTAATGGTTTATTAATAGGAACACACGCAACTATTGGAAATAGTTTTACAGTATCAGAAGAAATAGCTGCTCTTGTTGGCTCAACAGACTCTTCAGGTTCTGGCACACCGGCGCAAGTACACATAAGGGTGCAAAACCCAGCAGTAGGAATGTCTTTTATTGTTACAGGTACAAATGCCTCTGGAGTAGTTATTACTGAAACTATTACTGCTGGTAGTGGTCATAACACTCCTTGGACGCCAGCCACAAGTAATACTTTTGCTACTGTAAGAACTGTAGAATTAACTGGACAAAGTACTCCTCAAGGTTATGTAAGGGTAGGGATTCAATCTGACGAAGATTCTATTTTTAACGCAACAGGTGGATCACCTCTTGGTTTTTTGAGGTTAAACGGTATTTCTACAGGGGTTAATGGTCAAAAATATTTTCAAATAGAAAAAATAGATTTTAAAATAAGAGACTTTAGGTACTTTACGACTAATTTAACAAGTCTAAGCAAAACTACAGGTTCAGTAACTCCTGTTGAAGTAGGTGACGCCCGTATATACGATACTTTAAATTCAGGGTGGGCTTCTAAAAGTACTGGAAGAGTTGTGTCTAATAATGACGTTTCAGCTTTATACTATTTCAGAGCTAATTCTAGCACTCTTAATAAATTTCCCGCATTAACTCATCCTTGGTTTTCAGGTAAAAATACTTCAGATCAGTTTGATGTAGATGAGTGGAAAAAAGTAGACGGGGGTAATTCTCTTTCAGGCAACGGACACTTTGTATTAGATTTCTTTAATAACTCTTCTAGAGCAGTTGAGGTTGCAGATGCAAACTCTCAATTACCTACTACTACACTTTTATCAGCTGATCTTACCGATCCTATAAATTCTCGTTGGAGATCTTGTGAAGCCTTTTCAGGAAGAGTTTTCTTTGCAGGTTTAGATGACTCCGAATACGGTGGTTCTATTGTATTCTCTAAACTTATTGACTCAAGAGAAGATATAGGCGCTTGTTATCAACAAAATGATCCTACCTCTGAACATTTATCCGCTTTGCTTCCTACTGATGGTGGCATGATTACAATACCTGATGCTGACAAAATACAAAGACTGTATGCTTACCAGAGTTCTATCTATGTATTTGCTGAGAATGGGGTCTGGCAGATAAGTGGTGTTGATGGGGTATTTAAAGCTGATGCTTATTCTGTCAACCGTGTAAGCCGTGTGGGTATTCTTAATGCTCAGAGCTTTGTGGCTGCTGATGGTGCACCTTTCTGGTGGTCACGTTACGGTATCCACACACTTAGCACTGATCCAGTGTCAGGTCAAGGTGCTGAACAGAATATTTCTGTAACAACTATACAGAGTTTCTGGGATAGTATTGATGCTGATGCTAGAGAAAAAGTTATTGGTAAGTTTGATCCTATTAACAAAAGAATATACTGGGGCTATCCTAACAAGGATGCTTCCCCTGAGTATAAAATAAACAACTTTTTAATACTGGACATAACTCTTGGTGCTTTTTACCCTTGGAAAGTTGAAGACAAAACATCTCAACAGTATGAATCATTTATTGTCGGCTTTGAGTTTTATTCAGGTTTTGGTTCAGATGAATTAGTTAGAGATGTTAGAAGTGGGACTGATGGGGCAGATGATGTTGTAGTAGGAAGTGATGATGTTGTCTCAACAGCTATAAACTACCACAACACAGGTGATCCAAATATAATTCTACTTGTTAGTGCTACTGCTAACCAAATACCTAGTAACAGACTTACTATGGGTTCTTTTTCAGGTGGTGACTATAAGGATTGGGGTGAGACTGACTACACATCCTTTGCTGAAACAGGCTATGATTTCGTAGGGGATGCTGTCTTAAAGAAGAATGCACCTTACCTTGTCACCTACTGTCGGGTAACTGAGACAGGATTTACAGGAAACCCTCAGGCTGGATACGAGGCTGTTAATCCTTCAGGTCTTCTTGTCTCATCTTCCTTTGACTTTAGAGAAACCTTTAGCCCTTCTCAACAAGTATACAGAAAAAAGTATCCAGTTGTTGTAGATCCTAACAATTTAGACTTGTATGATTACCCTGAAGATGTTATAACTTCTCGTGTAAAGCTTCGTGGACATGGACGTTCAATGAGGTTAAGATACGAAAGTGAAACTGGCAAGGACTTCATACTTATTGGATGGGGTATTGTCCAAGGTAGGAACCCTAGGTATTAATGCTTAAATATAGAAATCTTATAATACAAGAAGAAGACTATCTAAAACTTAAACCTGAAGCTAACGATTTAATTTTAAAAAATTGGGAAGACACAGGTTTAGAAGACTTAGAGTTAGACCCAGATTGGTCCTTATATGATGTGTTATATCAGGCTGGATGTTTTGGAGTATACACAGCTAGAGAAAACAACGTTTTAGTAGGTTACTTGGGGGTTCTCGCAAGAAACCATCTTCATTATAAAGGTAGTGTCTTTGCTTCAAATGATGTTTTATTTTTAGATAAAGACTACCGAAAAGGTTTGGCTGGGTACTTTTTAATAAAGTATTCTTTAGAAGACTTAAAGAAAAAGGGTGTAGATGTTTTTCTTTTTAACTCTACGGTAGAAAAACCTTATGATCCGATTTTAAAAAAGTTGGGTTTTAAACATCACGAAAATCTATACATTAAAAAGGCAGGATCTTAAAATGGGAATAGAAGTAGCAGCATTTGCGGCTGCCGCCGCAGCCGTAGTTGGAACAGGTTATAGTATCTACCAAGGTGATCAAGCTCAAATTGCAGGTAAAAAACAAGCAGCAGCACAGCAACGTCAGCAACAATTAGCTGCGACTAGATCTCGTCGACAAGCCCTAAGGCAAGCCCAGATGCAACGATCTCAGACCTTAGTAGCTTCACAAGCACTGGGTGCAGCAGGTGGTTCAGGAGTAGCTGGTGGTCTTACAGGACTACAGTCTCAGCTAGGGTCTAGCCTAGGGTACTCAGGTATGCAAGGGCAATTGTCTGGTCAGATCTCATCCTTGGGTGTACAACAGCAAGCAGCTATGGCAAGGTCACAGACAGGATCAGCAGTAGCTGGTTTAGGTATGCAGACTTTGAGTATGATGCCCTCAGGAAGTTTAAGTAGTGGCCTTTCTAAAGT